ATGATGAAAGAAATCCTTACAGAAGAAAAAGTAAAACAGAGATGGCAGCAGATGGAAGAAATGAATGCGATCTGGGATCGCCTTACAGAGAGGCAGAAAGGCTATCTGGATGGCTGCATGAACACAGTTATCGCCCTGGCTGGGGCAAGCCAGAAGAAAGCAGGATAAAAAAGGAAGGGCAGGGCTAACCGTCATAGAGCGAAGAGCAGCCTGTGAGATTTTGAAAGGGTAGTTGCTGTTAAATAGAAAAGGCCGCTTCCTTGAGAAAGAAACGGCCATAAGAGATTAATGTCTGTGGAAAAGACAGGTTAATAGTTACCGGTGTAATCCTTATTTTTTAAGAATCAAACACACTAATGAAGCAACCGCACAAAGAACTAATGTGAAGTCACATAAATCAGCGAAGGTTATGTACCTTAACAGCAACCATCCTTTCATAATCTCACAGAACACTCTTTTAAAATTGTTACCCCTTGGCAACTCCTTTCTGGCTATTTCAAGCAGAATTGTCACATAGAACCTGCTTTTCCGTTCTGTGTTTCTGCAGAATGTACAGAAAAGTGACTTGAGCAGGGAAGGAACCCTGTACAACCGCACAACATAATATAACCAAGAGAGGTGAATACATATGGCAGTGATTAAAGAAATTAAATATGGATCCGGCCTAATCCGGATCCACGACGACTATTGTAAAAATAACACAAAGGAAGATAATCAGAAAATTATAGATAATGTTTCGAAAATTATAATCGGATATTACCAGAGGAAGAATTACTGCGAAAGAAAAACCGCCGAATAAGGCGGAGACAGTAGGACAAGCATACATAAATGAAGGGAGGCGAGAAAATTGAAGTGCAAGATGATCATATCTCTGCTGATCGGATACATAACCGCCCTGCTCCCAATCTGGGACTGGAACACAAGATTGGAACTCTTTACTGGAACAATAGTGCTGAGTATCACGTGCCTGGCAATTCTGATCTGGATGCAGGAGAAGAGAAAAGTAATTAAAAAAGCCCTCACGTCTGCAAACATGAGAGGCTTATAAAAAAGAAAATAATTTGATTTACAAGAAGTATAAAACAAAACAAGAGAAAAAGCAAGGAGAAAATAAAATGCTGAAAAAAGATTTTGACGGATATCTGGAATTCGTGCAGAAAGTCCAGAAAGCCGACAATGAAGAAAAGAAAAAACTCTACAAAGAACGTACGCAGTTATATGTAGATAAGATCCAGGATGCACTAGAAGTTACACCGAGGGGGGATCTGGCCTTTATTATCACAGCACTGAGGATGATAACAGAAGCTACGCAGAAACTAGAGCCAGAGGCGGCACACATGGCACAGAAACTGTTTGATGGAATGAGTTACTCAAGTAAATCCAGCACGCTCAACGCGAACACGACCGAGGCGGCTGCCAGAGCATACGCAGACACGCTGAAAAGAAAATAAAAAGCTCATGTACGGGAATACATGAGCCGGGCTTTCGCCACCTGAGACAATTACAATACAACAAGTATAACACTCAGGCGGCGGAATGTCAATTCCGGCAGGAGTGAACCTGCCATATTTTTAACCTTTTTTCGAGGGTCGGAAGACCCGTTTAGGACTTGATAAAGATATTAAAGTTAGGACAGAAATATGGCTACGAAACGTAAAGAATACATGTTCCGGGATGGAGATATCATTGACCGAGAAGAATACCATGACGGGAAGTATGGAGCAAAAGGTAAGAAGAGAGAAAAGAAGAAGACTCCCACCAAAGAAGATATGCAAAAGGTCAATGCAATGAATAAGGCTAAGAAAGCCAGACAGAGAATGCTCATGTATTTCGGTCCGGGAGATATTTTGGCTACATGGGATTACCTAGTAGAAAATCGCCCCGGAAATATAAAGAAAGCTCTGGATGATTTCCAGAAGGCGATACGCATAGTGAGAAGGGAATATAAAAAAAGAGGATACGAACTTTTCTGGATCAGGAATATAGAAAGGGGAACAAAAGGAGCTTGGCATATCCACATTATTGTAAATGAAGTAGGCGATACAGCCAGTATCTTAGAAAGAGCTTGGAGTAAAGGCGGAACGTGGACCAGTGCAATAAAGAAAAGTAAATATTATGACGAAGATTTCACGAAGCTTGGCAATTACATAACAAAAGATGAAAACACCCGAGAAAAGAAAAAAGACGGGACATTTGCCAAACCGAGGATTAAAGAAGCAAGCTACAACACTTCGAGGAATATGCCTTTGCCTGAACCACGTGTAGACAAGCTCCAGAGATGGCAAAAAGAACTGAAGCCTAAGAAAGGTTATTACATAGCAAAAATTCATGAAGGAATAAATCCAAAAACCGGATTTAGATACAGACGATACACAATGTTCCGCCTGAATCCACATACAGATATAGGCTGGCTCGATAGAGCTACCGAACGATTACAGATTTGAGAGGAGATGAGAAAGTGAAAGTAGATATTTACATCGAAACCAGCAGTATCTATCAGGGAATCACAGATAGAAAGTGCTCTTATGTCCTTTCGGTATCGATACGAAACGAAGAACGAACCAAGGAAGGTTTCGGACATCTCGAAGGAACTTGGCATCAGGCAGTCTTGGTTACACTTGCAGAAGCTCTTGAACGCATGACTGTACCTTGCGAAATCTGTATACATACGAGAGACGTATATGTTTGTAGCCGAATTGCGAAACTGGAAGAACTGGCCGGATCCGGATGGAAAGACACCAAAGGAGAGCTCATCAGGAATGCGGAAGAATGGAAGCGGGTATATGCGGCTGTCCACGTCCTACCTGATGCGCACCATCTGACCGGAAAGACTGAGAAACACAGTTATTCCGGGTGGCTGCAGGAGGAGATGGAAAAGAGAAAAGATGAATGCAGAAGAACTATGGGGCAAAGGCTGGAGCCTGAGACCGGAACAGAACCCGGCAGAAATGGAGTATCTGGGTGAGATCATTAAATCCGGATACAGATTCAAATACTACAAAGACCGGAAAGGAGGGATTTACTTTGAAAGCGAACCAGAAGGAGGAAAACCTGAATGGATGTGCCGCGCTGACGAAGACCGAAAGCGAAGGAATAGACACAGACATTGAAGCTCTGGAGAGTTACATCTGCGACAATATCTGTCAATACAGAGAGAAGACGGACAGCCAGGAAGCGCTTGAGTATTATTTCTGCAGTTCGTGCGAAATGAGTAGGTACGCAAGCAAAATAAAGGCAGAATATGACAGAATCAATTCTTTTGATCATAGCCAGGCAGTACAACTTATGAACAAATACAAAAACATTGTGCTCTGCGAGGAATGTGAGGACAGATGGTACTCAAAGTCAGATGAGGCAAGCTATTGCTGCAACATAGACGGGATATGCAGAACCTTGAAACCCGGAGATGGATGTAGCTGTGGAGAAAGAAAAGAATAGAGAAAAAGGGGAACGACTATGAGAACAATTGCAATTATCAATTTAAAAGGAGGGGTGGCAAAGACCACCTCAAGTATCAATATTGCTTACATTCTTTCTACAAAGGGCAAGAGAGTCCTTCTTGTAGATAACGACAAACAGGGAGACTGCTCGAGGGGGATGAACCGACGTACTCAGGAAGGAGCAGGAATAGACAAGATAATGGTTGACAAGAAACCGGATATGGCAAGCCTGATCCAGAAAACAGATTATGAGAATTTAGATGTGATCACTGCGAATCTGAACCTTCTGACAGCAAACATAGAGGTGACGATGGACCGTGTAAGACCTCAGCAGACCAGACTAAAGAACGCCCTGCAACAGGTAAAAGACAATTATGATTACTGTGTGATCGATAATGCCCCGGACATCAATGTATCCGTTATTAATGCGCTGACGGCAGCAGATGACGTTTTGATTCCGGTGGAAGTTGATGATAACACGACGGAAGGCATGGATGAGCTTCTGGATCAGATTGATGAGATTAAATACGAATTGAACCCAGATCTGGAAAATGTAAAGTGCTTTATCAGCAAGTACAACAAATACAACGAAGCACACAGCCAGGGAGCGGAGATTATAAGGGAATGGTATCCAACGATGAAAACAGTGATCAGAAATTCTCTTGCAGTTGCAAAGAGCACATATGCAAGAATACCGGTTGTGGCATTTAGCAAGAGATCTGCGGCAGCAGAGGACTATCAGAGCCTTGTAGAAGAATATCTGCAGATGATAAAGGAGTAAGAAATGGGAAGATTTAGTGTCAGAGACATGCTTGGTAAACAGTCCATTCCGGAAAGAAGAGAAGAGCAGACGATAGTATACAGAGACCCAAGGGAACTGGTACCAACAAAAGAGAACTTTTACAACACAAGAAATATAGACAAGCTTAAAGCGTCTATAAAGATAACCGGATATCTCATGCAGCCAATCCTGATAGAGAACATAGACGGAAAAGACCAGGTACTTGCTGGCCATCGCCGGCGGTTATGCTGCATTGAATTAGTCAATGAGGGAGACACCAGATTTGAAAAGGTTCCATGCATGTATGCAGCAGAGATAAAGATTTCAGAAGATGAAGACTTATCACCAGAGCAGAAGGAAGCAATAACTCCTTTCATGCGCCAGTTTAAAGTAATTCAGGCAAACAACTACAGAGACAAGAATGACTGGGAAAGGATGCAGGAAGCTCTTGAGATGGAGAAGATCGTAAAGAATCTGAAAGAAAAGGTGGGAATCACCGGAACAGTCAGAGAGAATTTGAAAGAACTCCTTGGAGTGTCAAACGCTCAGTTCGGTCGTTACAAGAACATTAGCAATCATCTGTCAGAGGAATTGATGGAAGAGTTTCAGGATGGAGAGATTAACATTTCTGTGGCAGATGCTGCAGCATCCCTGGAACCGGAACTGCAGAAGCTGGCATACGAGATGTACATGAAGAACAAAATCCTGACCCTTCCGGATATCCAACTCCTGAAGGATCAGCAGGCATTAAATGCAGACATTCCGGGACAGATGACAATAGAGCAGGCAACCAGGCAGCAGAAGCCCACAGAAGACGAGACGCCAATTCCCGTAGAGCTGCAGATAGAAAGATTTTTTGACAGCCTGAAGAAGAACACAACAGCCCGGATCCGCAATGGAGACAAGCTGATGGGAACAAAGATGATCAGTATGCTCTATTGCTATGTAAAGCACAGAAACGGGTACCTGAACTATCAGGGACATCCGGATAGGATCACATTCAACCCAGACAGCCCGGAAGAGAAAGAAATGACCTGGCAGGAGCTGACCGAAGAACTGATCAGGCGCTACTCCACAAAGAAACCGGTCAAAATGACCACAATTGATGCACCGGAAGCGGTAATTACGCTTACAGAGTCGGCAGCAGTTAAAGCGTTTTGTGAAGCTTATCCCAAAAAACTGAAAACGATCATGAGAATATGCAGACAGTGCAAGAACAATGGCGAAGCGGCAAAAGCAGTACAAAAAGAGATAGCACCGTATGGATTGCATGCAGTTAGCGGAAGCGAAGTTGAATATACTTTCATGGGATTTACAGCAGGTCTGGAAATTAAAGTTAAAAATGAAAAAGTATCAATGAAATACGGACGATTGATCGTAGAAGCGAAGAACCTCTATGATCCATTTTCTCCAGAATTCGATATGGAACCAAAGAAACCAGAAGCAAAAGATGAGATTCCGGAAAAGAGCTGCCAGTCGGCAGCAGAAACACCGGATGAAAAGCAGCAGGAAGACCATTCCGGTGATCTCACCGAGATGGGGGGACATCTGAGAAATACAGATAAAATCCCGGATGTGTGGCCGGAAGATTTAAAAGATATTCCGGTACCTACAGATGTAGAAATTATCGGATATCTGTACGATGAAGAAAGAAGACTCAAAGAATTCCTTGAAACCGAAAAAGAAGATCCTGGATTACCGCATATGGCAATCCTGAAACAGCAGCTGATCGTTGGAGGACTGAGAATTATTAAAAATCTTGTAGAAGATTGTAAGGAAGAACCGGAAGAATCAGAACAGCCACCTCTTCCAATCATGAAAAACAATGATCAACGCAAGGAATGGCTAAGGAACTATAAAAGCTGGGGACTCTGGTACGAGGACAAGAACGTAGGAATCAAATACTACAAATATGATTTCGCGAACGGCGCCCGTCTGATCGTAGAAGAATTTGCTCCGGATCCATCAGAAAAAAGCCAGTGGTATACGCCAGGGGAACACCATTACATGCACCTTGTAGGAGGACCAAAGCCGGAATGCCAGAACGACAAAGGATGGAGCTACCATTCCAGATACAACAAATATCAAAACAGCGAAACAGAACTTGTGAAATTCTTGAAGGAGATTCAAAAATGAATTACAGAACAGAAAAAATAATAATTGACGACAACGGACAGAAATTCAAAGTGGGAGATACAGTAGGAGTAACTTTCAACAAAGTGTCTGGATATGAAGGCGGTGGATTTGGAAGTGCAACAATTGCAAAGATTACAGATACCGGATTTCAGTATAGCCAGGGAGGGAAAAGGCCTAAGACAGTACAGTTCAAAAACATAAAAGAGATTTACAAATACAGATAAATGACCGATTCGGTCACTAAAAAGGGTGCCCTAAAATTCACATAGATACATCCTTCCTGTGTGAGCCTGTCAGATCACAGGAAGGAGAAAGGAGAAAATGTATGTTAATCAGAAGTCAGGATAAAACAGCACTGGTAAAGTTTGAAAACATTGTAGTCAATCTAAAACTCCCAGATTTATTGAATGTTATATGTTGGAGTTGGCAGGATGCACAGAGAAGTGGAGGATATTTTATTTTAGGAAAATATTCCACAAAAGAAAAAGCCATGAAAGTACTGGATATGATTCAGGAAGCATATGCGGACGCAGAGTTAATTCCAATGACAGTGCCAAATATCGGGAAGATGTTCGCAGAAGCGCCAGCATCAAAAGAAAATGAACTTCTGGCTGAAGCTATTGGAAAAGCACTTATGAACAAAATGGTCTTTCAAATGCCAGAGGATAGTGAGGTGGAAGCATGAGTGATGTAATGGAATTTGTGCAGAACGAAGATGGTACGTTTGGCACATACGATGATACCTATGACATTGTAATACACTGCGAGACAGAAGAGGAACAGAAGAAAGTTATTGAACGTTTAAAAGATACTAGCTGGATTCCTGCCAGTGAGAGATTACCCGAAATCAAAATTACCGCTGGTTGTAATAGCTGCATTGATAAGATTACCGGAGAAGGAAAGGACATTTAAGAATATGAGCAGAGAGGAACAGATATGCGAAACCTGTAAAGAGAATGATAATGGTTTCTGCGATCGCATTGGACGCATGGTAGAAGATGACGACTGGTGCGCAAAATGGAAAACCAAAGAAGTTCCGGAATGGAAAGCAAGGATGATGAATACATTTCTGGCCGGACACTGAGAGGAGGGCGGAAATGATCCCATTTTTATACGATGTAACAGATAGATCAGGCAATCTGGTGATAGGCAATGCAACATTTACAGAAGTAGTGGAAAGTCTAAACTGCTCAAAAGCACAGGCGAACAATGCAAGGACCTCCGGAGATTTAATCTTCAGGAAGTACGAAATGCACAGAGTTGATCGGAAATTAAGCAGAGTGAAGGATATCGCATTGCTTCAGGAATTTGATACCGTCCGTCTCCACTTGCTGGGATATAAGAAAGGCGACAGGAAATGAATAAAAGACAGAAAAAGAAACTATTCCGAAAAACCATGGGATGGAATCCTCCGGACTGTTTAATCTACACCAGCCTGGACTACCATGTTTTTATCGGTAAGCCCTGGGGAGGTCTGACAGCCCTAATCAGAGAAGCAAGGAGGTATACCAGATGAAACAGGGAGGATTATTATTTCCTAAAGAATCCACCAGAAAAAAACGGAAGAAGCACCACAAAAGCATCATAGACAGAGACATGAAGAATCAGTGCTTCATTTGCGGCAAAACAGGCTGTACAGAACGCCATCATATTTATGGCAGCGCAAACCGCAAATACTCAGAACAATATGGCTTAACCGTATATCTTTGCCCAGAATGCCACAGGACCTCAGAGATATCAGCACACCGAAACAAAGAAGTCAGGATTACCCTGCAGCGAATCGGCCAGAGAACATTTGAAGAGAAATGTGGCAGCAGGGAACAATTCGTAAAGACGTTTGGAAAAAACTATCTGGAGGACGAATAAATGAACATAGGAAAAGCAACTGCAATATTTAAAGATATCCATAACGAAGAAACAGAAGTAGAAGACAAGATTACAGCAATTCAGGAAGTGATTGATATGCCTACACATAACAGCATCACAAAGAAGAGTATGTTGGAGGCACTTCGCTGGCTGATTGAAGAATACATCTAAGGAGGCCATATGAACTTAGCACAAAGAGCAGAAACATGTAAACATAGTACAGGACACGCTGGGATAGCAGTACATACCCTTCCAACCTGCCCGAATATGCACATCATCAAAAACAAATGCGTTACAGCCAGAAGAAACTGTAAAGACTGCAGATTCTACGAACAAAAAAAAGTGACCGAATCGGTCAGAAAGGAGAACACATGAATTCCGACAAAATCAACATCCCCCTCATGAGAATGGGAGACATAAGAAAGACACTCAAAAGAACGTTCAAAGTCCGACCAGGCAGAAAGATTAAATTAAAAGCGCGGGTAAGAGATGATGGAAACAGCACACGAATCATATACCATACAGCAACTGTTATAAAATTATATCCCTATGTGGTACAATTACAGCTGGAAAACGGGCAATACACTTCTCCTGGATACACAAAACTATATCTAATGCTCCATGGAGCGGCATGAAAAAATAAAAGACATTGAAAGGAAAGCCGGGAACCGCAAAGCTCCCGGCTGAAAGTGTGAAAAGAAGGAAAGGGGAGCGATACCGATGGATAAGAATATTTTGAATCAATACGTAGATGCCTGCGAACTGATCAGGGAAACGGAACAGGAGATTAAAAAGCTTAACAGAAAGAAAAAGACAGTGATACAGACAAACGTGTCTGGAAGCAACCCTGAATTTCCTTATAACCCAAAACATTTCAAGGTGCAGGGAACAACATTTTCTATTAAGGACGACAGCCAACTGCGCTATCGACAGAAGGTACTGGAAGAGAGAAGAAAACAGGCAGAGCAGCTAAAGACAAAAGTAGAAGGGTGGCTAAACACAATTCCTCCAAGAATGCAGAGAATCATAAAATACAAGGTGTTTGAAGAACTGACGTGGCAGCAGGTAGCTGGAAAGATGGGAAGAAAAGCCACAGAAGAGAGCGTAAAAAAAGAATTTCAAAGATTTTTTAAAGAAAATTAAAGTTTGTCCCGAATGTCCCAAATGTCCCGATTCAAAATGTTATAGTATAAACTGAACTCAGTGGAAGATCATACAGAGTTCTCCTTCCCTTGAATGACTGCCAGTACCCACCTGGTAGTTTACCAGAACATCTCACCGAGAGGGAGTGAGCGTGAGCCGTGGAGCCGCAGGTTCGAATCCTGATGTTCTGTTCCGGTTTGACACCGGACTCGCTTGAATCTTCATTAGCACAGGAGCCATCTGCTTTGTAAGCAGGTGGCTCCTGCACTACGGACATTTAGCTCAGTTGGTCAGAGCATCCGGCTCATAACCGGACGGTCCTGAGTTCGAATCTCAGAATGTCCATGAGAAGAAGGGGGCATTTGAATGAAGAATAGCGCGGGATAAAGTAACGGAAACTTACAGGCCTCCTTAGCCTGGAATGACGGTTCGAATCCGTCTCCCGCTATTAGGAGATAGATATGTTGAAGAGTTGCAAGTACTGTGGAAGAATCCACGACAGCAGGATAGACTGCGGAAAAAGACCTGTACGTAGAAAGAAAAGAACAGACCAAAGTGGCTTCCGAAGCACGGAGGCATGGAAGAGAAAGAGCATAGAGATTAGAACCAGAGACTGCTATCTCTGCCAGATCTGCCTACGTAAAATGTTCAACACAGCAACACAGCTCAATAGAAGAAACATAGAAGTCCATCATATCATACCAGTCGCAGAAGACTGGGATAAACGCCTTGATAATTACAATTTGATATCACTGTGCAATAAACATCACGATCTGGCAGACTCCGGAGGCATTCCAAGGGATCTGCTTTTAAGCATTGCAAGGCATCAAGAGGAAAAATAGTACCCCCCCGCCATGCGATAGCGAAAAAATTCAGAATTTCCACGACCACGTATGCCCCACAATTTATAATTTATTCCCAGATCAGCATTTTGAAATTAAAAGGAAGGAGGGAGAAGGCAAGGCCTACACCATCAAAGACAGTTAGCATCATCCGGTCAGAAGGAAAATCTCACAGAACCAAGCGCGAACTCAGACAGAGAGAACAGGCAGAAAAAGCAGTGCTTACAGGGATTCCGTTGAAAGAAAGACCGGAAGTCAGAGAAAATGAGACAGCACACAAAGAATTTCTGAGATTGAAAAAACTGCTTGAAAAAATTGACAAATTCGATGATATGTACGGCGCTGTAATAAACAGATACTGCATTTTGTACGCAGAAACAAAAGAATTTGAAGAGAAAAAAGAACGGTTTTACAGACAACTCTGTGACCTGGAAGAGAACAAAAAAGAACTGCTTGAGACAGAACAGATGACATATGGAGAATATTATAAAATAGAGACATCAATGCAGAAGAACCTGATTGCTTTGGACAGACAGGTGCAGGCAAAGAGAAGGATGCTCTCCGATATCGAAAAAGAGAACATCATGACGATTGCTTCTTCTCTTAGATCAGTTCCGAAAACTGAAGCAAAGAAAAGTAATCCATTGAGAGAAGCGCTCGGAGGATGAAAGAAGGAAAAGCATATCGTTATGCACAGTGGTGCGTAGAAGAAGACGGGGGAAAAGTCCCCCAATATGTAAAAAAACAGGCTGAAAGTTGGCTTCACATCGCGGATGGAGATAATCCGGACGCCTATGTAGATGAGCAGGAATATGAGAAAATCTGCAAGCTGCTAAAATTAATGATCCATCCGGACCTACGATGTAGCATCTATGAAGGACTGGAAGAATACGCGTGGCTCATGATTGTCGCAGGACTCTGTACATTCTGCAGAAACACAGAACGGAAAAGCAGGTTCTATGTGACAATTCTGCTTGAAATAGCAAGAAAGAATTTCAAAACATTCAATTCAGCGGTGATTTTTATCCTATTGATGCTGACAGAGCCGGATTTCTCCAGATTCTTTTCGGTTGCACCGGATCTGGCACTGTCGTCAGAGCTGAAGAATGCAATCCGGAAAATCATAAAAGTCAGTCCGGTACTCTATAACGAAGATGAACCGGCATTTAAACTCTTACGAAGTCAGATTAAATGCCTGCTTAATGATAATGAGTACACTCCGCTGGCATACAGCCAGGACGGAATGGATGGTAAACTGGCAAATGCGTTTCTGGCTGACGAAGCTGGAGCCTTAGATGCATATCCAGTAGAAGCAATGCGCTCATCTCAGATCACACTTTTAAATAAACTTGGAATCATCATCAGTACCCAGTACCCAAATGATAACAATGTGATGCTGGACGAAATAGACATTGCAAAGAAAACACTTGACGGACTTTTGGAAGATCAGCGGTATTTCGCACTGCTGTATGAGCCGGATGACGAACTGAAGCATGGAGATACATGGATGGCAGATGACCGGGTGATCTATCAGAGTAATCCGGTTGCAGTGACGCATCCGTATATTTTTGAAGAAATCAGGAAGAAACGTTCACTTGCAATCCTGTATGAGAACAAAAGAGAAAATTATCTCTGTAAGCACAACGATATTCTGTATAAGGGACTGGGAGTTGAAGGTTATATCGATATCCAGAAAGTAAAAATGTGTAGCGAAGATTTACCAGACGACTTCTGGAAGGGAAAACAGGTATGGTGTGGACTGGATCTGTCAATGACAAACGATAACACATCATTTGCAATGGTAACAGAACAGGACGGAACAATCTATGCAAAAGTCTGGGGGTTCGCTCCTTCGGATAGAATAGACGAAAAGTCCATGAAAGAAAAGGTAGATTATCGAGCACTGATCAGAAAGGGTGAATGCTTTGCCTGCGGAGATGAGGTTATTGACTATGGGTTCGTAGAACGATTTATTATAGGACTGCCGGAAAAATATGGAGTGGAAGTCATGCAGGTGGGATATGACAGATATAATGCAATATCGACCGTTCAGAAACTGGAACAGAATGAGATAGAGTGCGTTGAGATCAAACAGCATAGCTCGGTGCTACACATGCCTACTAAATTGTTGAAAGAGCTGATTCTGAAAAAGAAAATTCGGTATGCTACAAACAGGATGCTTGAAATCAACTTTCAGAATGCAAGATGTACAGAAGACACAAACAAAAATTTGTATGTAAACAAAAAGAAATCATCCGGAAAGGTAGACATGGTTGTATCACTGATCAATGCCATGTACCTGTTACAGCAGGAACTGCTGTATGGAGAAGATGATTTTGTAGTTCAGACGTAATTGCACCGGCGTAAGAAGAGGAGATAACAAATGAACATATGGCCGTTTGGCAAAAGAAAACATGAAGTAAGGGCAGATACCATAGTGAATCCGTCAGAGCAGGTGGAATCAGACGCACTTTTAAGTGCACTGCTCGGAAAGAATGTAATGACAAAGGAAAAAGCATTGGAAATTCCCGCGGTACAGGCATGCATTAATCTGATCGCAGGAACAATATCACTGCTTCCGGTCAATCTGTATCAGAAAGACAAGGAAGGAAATGTCCGGGAAGTCAGAGACAGAAGAACCTCTCTCCTGAACAATGATACAGGAGACACGCTGACAGCTTCACAATTTTGGAGAGCGATCATCGAAGATTACTATCTGGGGAAAGGCGGGTATGCTTATATCAACAAACCGGGAACGGAGGTTGAGAGCATTCACTACGTCGACGAGACTCACATTTCCATCATGAAGAATACAGATCCGATTTTTAAAGATTATGACATTCTGGTACAGGGAAAATCATACAGACCTTACCAGTTTTTTAAAATTCTAAGGAAAACGAAAGATGGTATGACTTCCAGAAGCGTCATGGACGATAATCAGCTGATTATCGGAGTATCATACAGCGAGCTGACATACGAACAGAGCCTGGTACAAAAGGGTGGAAACAAAAAAGGGTTCTTGAAATCTCCGAAGAAATTAACAAGAGATGCAATGGACGCACTAAAAGCTGCTTTCAGAAGATTATACAGCAATGCAGAAGAAACAGTTGTGGTTTTGAATGAAGGAATGGAATTCCAGGAATCGTCCAACACATCTGTTGAAATGCAGTTGAATGAGAACAAGAAAACAAATTCAGCAGAAATTTGCAAGCTGTTTGGAATCCCTGACGGGATGATTAGCGGAAACCCAACTGAAAAAGACATAGACTGTTTCATCCGGACCTGCACCATTGTGATGAGCGATATAGAGTGCAGTCTGGACAGGGATCTGCTCCTGGAATCAGAGAAAGAGACATATTACTGGTCGTTTGATACGAAAGAACTGACCAGAGGAAATATTAAGGAACGTTACGAGGCTTACAAGATCGGACTCGAAAAGAATTTCCTCCAGATTGATGAAGTCAGAGAAAAAGAAGACTTGGAACCGATCGGATTCAAGTGGATTACACTTGGGCTTGACAGCGTTCTCCTTAACCCGGAAACCGGGCAGGTTTATACACCGAACACCAATGCTGTACAGAATATGGATGTCATTCAAACGGGATTCATAGATTCCACAACAAAAGGAAAAGAACAAAATGAATAACAGGATGGAGGAAAGCAAAGGAAAGCAGAATTAAGAGCTGACGGGCTCCATATCTCTGGATATGTCAATGTACCCGGAAGAGAATCACGACCAGTGCTTACACCACGCGGGAAAGTGATCGAAGTGATTGAACAGAGGGCATTTGAGCGTGCAATAAGCAGAGCGGCAGATATCAGGATGCTTCTGGATCATGACAGAGGACACGTCCTTGCAGATACTGCAGACGGGACATTGACCGTGAGGGAAGATGAAGTAGGGCTCAGAGCAGAATCTGTCGTAACCGACCCAGCGGTCATCGAAGGGGCGAAGAAAGGATTACTGAAGGGATGGTCATTCAATATGAAAAATGTGGTGGATTCTATTGAGGACAGAGCCAATCAGTTGCCTATCAGACATGTAAAAGACTTCGACATGGATGAGATTACACTTGTAATGAATAAAATTCCGGTATATTCATCCACATCAGTGGAAGTGAGAGCCGGAACAGAGGAAGAGGTGGAAACCAGGGCGATGTGTATGGAAACGACATATACAGAGAACCTTCCACCGAAAAAGGAATATGATAATACAAAGTTTCAGGAAAGAATTAATAAACTGAAAAAATAGGAGGAAAATAAGAGGAATAAATTTAAAAAACTTGCAGAACAGAGAACACAGTATGAGCAGCAGTTACAGCAGATCTTAGACAAAGCTGAGCAGGAAGAAAGAGCACTGAATGATGAAGAAATGCAGTCTTTTGATGATCTTGAAAAGAAAATTAAAGACATCGATGATACAATCGCTGCATTACAGAGAGCCAGGGACATTCTGAAAAAACCAGAAGAAACAGAAGACCAGGAAGAAAAGGACAATAAAGAAACAGAAGACCAGGAAGAAAGAGCATTTGCGAACTACATCCGTGGCATTATATCTGAGGAAAGAGCATCAAATCTGACATCCGGGGACAATGGAGCAGTGATTCCGACATCTATTGCAAATAAAATCATCAAAAAGGTGTACGAAATCTGTCCAATTTATCAGCTCGCAACCAGATATGACGTGGGCGGTACACTGTCAATTCCTTACTACAATGAGGAAACTACAGCGATCACAATGGCATACGCTACAGAATTTAGCGAACTTGAATCCAATTCCGGAAAATTCAAATCTATTGAGCTGAAAGGATTCCTTGCAGGGGCACTGACAAAAGTATCCAAGTCTCTTGTTAATAATTCTCAGTTTGATATCACCAATTTTGTTGTGAACCAGATGGCTGAGAACATTGCAAGATGGATTGAGAATGAACTTCTGAATGGAACCGCAGATAAAGTGGAAGGCGTATCTAAGGCGAAACAGGTTGTAACTGCGGCAGCAGGCACCGCGATTACAGGAGATGAGCTGATTGACCTGCAGGAAACTGTTCCGGATGTATTCCAACCATCTTGTATCTGGATCATGAATAAAGCCACCAGAACTGCAATCAGAAAGCTGAAGAATTCTGATGGTGATTATATTTTACAGAAGGATGCAACAGCAAAATGGGGCTACACTCTGTTTGGCAATGACGTGTTCTGTTCTGATAATATGCCGAAGATGGAAGCAGGGAAAACTGCAATCATATATGGAGATATGAGCGGCTTGGCTGTTAAAGTATCTGAGGACATGAACATTGAAGTCCTGAGAGAGAAGTTTGCAACAGAACATGCGATTGGTGTCGTTGGATGGCTGGAAATGGATTCCAAGATTGAAAATGAACAGAAGATTGCAGTTCTGAAGATGAAAGCAGCAGACTGAGAGGAATAACCGATGAAGATAGAAGCTATGGTCAGCTTCTGCGGAGTTCTGTCAATGTCAAAAGGAGAAATCAGAGATTACAGCGTTGAACCTGTAGTCTCTGATCTGATGGAAGCTGGTTATATCAGAGAAATTTCTGAAAAGACTGCGGAAAAGACAAAACCAGATTTGCGGAAAACAAGAACTACAAGAAAGACTGTGAAAAAATGAAAGTAAATGAGATCACTCCGGATATCGTTGCGGAACATTGCAGAGCGGACGACTACAGCGAGGAAGAGTTTCAGAGGATTCTTGATGCATCAAAAGCTTATATAAGGTCCTATACAGGACTGAATGATAAAGAAATCGACATGCATGAAGACCTTGCAATAGCAGCACTGGTCCTGTGTCAGGATATGTACGATAACAGATCTGTTTATGTTGATAAAAACACGACAAACAAAGTGGTTGAAACAATTCTTGGAATGCATTGTATAAATCTGCTGTAGGAGGTACATGCAAGGATTAATGCTGGAGCATTGAATAAACGCATTTCGTTTCTCAAATTCGTTATAAAAGAAGATGAGATGAGGCAGGCAAAAGGAAGCTGGGAAACATATAAAAAAGTATGGGCAACAGTAAAGCCTTATAAATCCTCAGAATGCAATTTTATGGGGAAACTAAAACCGGAGGTATCGCATCGAGTGTATGTGAGGTTCAGAAAAGACATCACTGCTGAAATGAGAATCCTCTATCATGGACGAATATTCCAGATTGCAGGGGTTCCGATCGACCTTGATGAGAAACACGAGCTTCTTGAGATTCAGTGCGAGGAGGTGTTTGAGAATGCGGAGTATCAGTTTTGACTTTGATTCTTCTGATCTGGAGAAATCGCTTAAAATAGCATCTCGGCAGTTTCCGGCATCAGCGGAAATTGTCCTCAAGAAAGAATCCAGAAACATAGCGAAAGATTTAAAGGGAAGAGTTGATTCTGAAGCAAAAGGACACCATTATGCAGGACAGGGAGCAACACCTAAACCTCTGGCAAAAAGCTTCCGACAGGGGAAAGTAATGCGATCAGGAAGTAAGGTTACGGTTGCGGTTACAACGACAGCGCCGCATTATCACCTTTACGAAGAAGGACATGCGATGATAACACATAAAAGTAAAGACGGAACACATGGACTAAGACAGGTCGGAGAAGTTAAAGGCAAGAAAACTGTAGCTAAATATATGTCGCAGCGAGCGGATCATGCGGAGCTGATTGGACAAGAGCTCCTGCAGGAAATATTAAAGGAGGCAGGATTTGACTCTTAAAGAAATAAAAAAAGCGGTCAATTCCGCTCTGAAGGAGAAATATCCGGACGTAAAAATATACGGAGCAGATACAATAGAGGGGTATATGCGCCCTTCATTTTTTGTATATATAACACAGACTTTTTCGGAATCGACTAAAAATGCAGCTCACAAAAATGTGGAAATAGAGATTGATTTTATACAAAGAGCAGCGAATGAAGAGGAAGCAATGAAATTTTTCGCTAGGATGGAAGAATTATTTGGACAAAAAGTGACAGCAGGGAACAGAAACCTGAACACAAATAACATGGAACTGGATTTCCAGGGAGAAAATTTGAATATTCCTGTATGCCGGTTCGATGTAGAATTCTGGGATCAGATTCCGAGAAAAGAAAACTATGACACAATGAAAGAATTAATATTTGCACAGGAGGTAAGGAATTAGGGGTTTACCGGTGATGAATGTCGTATTTGTGGCGGCGGCGAGAAAATCAATTAGGCGATCTGAACGCGGAATAGTGGGAATGATCATAAAGGACGCGGTTGTCCCGGATGGAAATCCGATTACAATCTACAAAGAAAAAGACATACCCGAAACGTTGAGCGCAGAGAATAAAGAACAAATTAAACTGGCAATGAAAGGAAATGATACAACTCCGCGAAAGATAGTTGTATATGTTCTTGCGAAAACAGAAGAAGATTACAGAAAGGCTCTTGAATACTTTGAAATAAAAAAAGTAACATGGCTTTGTTGCCCAACAGTAAAAACAGATGGCCAGGAAGAAGAAATTGTAACATGGGTGAGAGATCAGCGAGAAGGAAATAGAAATAAAATAAAAGCGGTTCTTCCGGACAATACTGCGGACAGTGAAGGAATCGTGAATTATGCTACAAGCGAAGTAACAGTAAAAGGGAAGAAGTACGGCCCAGAAGAGTTTTGTTCCCGGATTGCAGGTCTGCTTGCAGGAACATCGTATAAAATATCATCGACCTACGCAGTTGTCGAAGAGGCGAGTGAGTGTGAAAAGCTGGACAGAGATGCCTTAGATGCTGCGGTAGATGCAGGGAAGCTTGTGCTTTTCTATGATGGGGAAAAAGTGAAAGTAGCCAGGGGAGTTAATTCTCTGACAACGGTTTCAAAAGGAAAAGCAGATCCATGGAAAAAAATACGTGTTGTAGAAACTATGGATATGATGCATGACGACCTGGTCCTGCTTGCAGAAGACAACTATGTTGGAAAATACCCAAATACATATAGCAATAAATGCTTGTTGATTTCTGCAATTGATTCATACATGAAAGAATTAGAAAGAAACGGTCTTATACAGGACTATGCAGTCGAACTTGATGTAGAGAAAATCAAAGAGTACATCATTGAAAACAAAGGCGTAACCAGAGACGAAGCGGAAGCAATGTCAGATGAAGAAATAAAAAAACAGTACACCGATGAAAAAGTGTTCATGAAGGCATCCGTAACTATCGTTGATGTCATGGAAGATATTAATCTGGAAATTGCTGTTTAAGGAGGAACCACAAGGAATAATTACACACCAGATCGTGTTATTAATGGAACGTTTGGAGAGTGCTGGATTGATAATGATTATATGGCGGAAGCAACGGCGCTCCAGGCAAAGATGAAACTTGATACAAGCGAAGTAAAAAGAACAGGGACATTGGAGAAAGGATACAAAATAACTGGAATCAGTGGATCTGGTACACTGAAATTAAATAAGGTTACATCCTATTTCTTGAAAAAAGTGTCTGAAAACCTGAAAAAAGGTAAAGCCACGAGGATGACAATTATCACGAATTTAGAGGATCCGGAAGCGTTTGGGGCAGAAAGGATTCGACTGGATGACTGCGTGATCACGGAATTGACAATTGCAGACTGGGAAGCCGGAAAACTGCTGGAGGAATCAATCCCATTCAGCTTCAGTGGCTTTGAAGTTCTTGATGCAATTGATGTATAAAGGAGAAAAAACATGAACTTAATTGACAAACTGCTTTGCGTAGATAAAGCGAAAATGGAAGAAAAAGAAACAAAAAAAATTAAATCAAAGAAACTGGAAAGGTTAGTGGGAGAGAACGCAGAAATAACGATTAGAGAACTGTCCGGAAAACGTTATAACAGCCTGCAGGCAATGCTGTATGACAAGAATGGAAACAGGGATATGGCAGCTGTTTATGATTTTAATCTGATGTGCTGCGTGTATGGAATTGTAGAACCAGACCTGAAAAATGAGAAACTCATGGAACACTTTGACGCTTCGACACCGAAGGATTTGGCAGCGGCTTTATTTGGAGTGGAATCGGGGCCTATTGCAAGCGAAATTGTTAAACTTTCCGGACTTGGAGAAGATGCTGAGGAAGAAGTAAAAAACTCATAAAGGTGGACGGCGAAGCAAGCGTGGCTTATGCACTGTTCCGCCTAAAGAAATGGAAACCATCGGAATATTACGATATGGGCGCAGGTGAACGTTTGATCACTCGCGCCTTTTTAAAACAAGAATTGCAGGATATAAAAGAGGAGATGAGAGACAAGGGCAGGTAAGACAGTTGCAGCAGTTGTAAAGCTGATTGACGATTTCAGCAATCCGTCGAGAGAAGTGGCGGCACAGGCGCGCGACCTAGAAAAACGATTTAATAGTGTTGCGGGCGTATTTTCTCACGCAGGAGAAGCATTTACTGCTGCAGGAGAAACATTGACCAAGTCGGTCACTGCACCACTGGCGGCAGTCGGAACTGCGGCAATTAAATTTTCCTCTGATTCACAGGATGCTTTCCAACAGTTCGCGGCGGCAACAGGAACCGCATCGAATGAAATGGGAAAATATAAAGATATGATCAATGATGTTTACAAGGACAATTTCGGAGAATCTATCAATGATGTGGCAGAAGCCATGGCGACTGTTAATCAGAACATGTCTTACTTGGACGACTCAGCTCTTCAGAGGTGTACGGAGTATGCTTACACTCTATCGGATACATTTGGAGTAGACGTGGCAGAAAGTACAAGGGCGGCTGATTCACTCATAAAGAACTACGGTGTATCGGCAAGAGAGGCATTTAACCTTATGACGCAGGGAATGCAGTCGGGTCTTAATTTTTCGGATGAACTTTTTGATAACATTGACGAATACTCCGTACAGTTCAAGAAGCTGGGACTGGACGCAGAGGATATGTTTTCCGTATTTGCAAACGGTGCACAGAATGGAGCTTTCAATTTGGACAAGATCGGAGATGCCGTAAAAGAATTCTCGATCAGGGCAATAGATGGATCAGACACAACAAAACAGGGATTCGAGGCCCTTGGAATGAATGCAGATGAAATGGCACAGAAGTTCGGGGCCGGAGGGAAAACTGCAAAAGAAGCATTTAATGAAGTCATAGAAGGACTTGCTTCCATGGATGATCCGGTAGCGCAGAGCGCAGCTGGAGTAAACCTATTCGGAACCATGTGGGAAGATTTGGGACCTCAGGTTATAACATCTATGTCAACGGCGAGCGATGCTATAGATAAAAGCAGAGAATCTGTCGAAGGACTGGTAAATGTAAAATACGACACTTTATCAGGAGCTTTAGGAGGACTCTGGAGAACCATACAGGTGGATGTACTGCAACCAATTGGAAATCAATTAATTCCGTATGTTACGAAAGGAATCAGCGTTGTGCAGAAATTTACAGACAAATGGAATAAACTGGGGCCGACTACTCAGAAGACAGTCGTGAAATTTGCGGCAGTGGCAGCGTCGGTAGGACCTGTTTTAATGGGATTTGGAAAGATTTCTACCGGAATAAGCACGGTGATCTCGAATTTTGGAAAAGTAGGCGGTGCAATCACGAGACTGACAGGTGCTTCGGGATTCTCGGGAATTGCAAAGATTATGACTGGTCCATTTGGAATTGCAGCAGCGGCAGTGGCAGCAGCAGCAATCCTGATTTATAAAAACTGGGACAGGATTGCACCGATCTTGCAGAAGATCGGACAAAGATTTGCAGATTTCTGGAAAACAGTACAGCCACAGTTGGAACCGTTTATTAATCTTGTAAAAGAAGTAGCGTCTTACTTGAAAGAGACGTTGGAACCTGTTTTCAAAATAGTGTGGAAAGCAGCAGGAGATTATGTTGTAAAATTCTTTGATGATGTAAGTGTCATAATCGATGGAGTGCTTGGAGTGTTCGAGGGAGTTATCACATTCCTGACAGGCGTGTTCCAGGGAAACTGGGAAAAAGCATGGAATGGAATCGTTCAGGCGGTAGGTAGCATTTTCGGAACACTGGAATCACTTGTAAAGACACCGCTTAATGCGGTGATCAACCTTGTGAATAAAGCAATTGGAGCGATTAATAAAATAAGTGTTGACCTACCCAGTGCTGTTGGCGGAGGGCATATCGGATTCAATATCCCAACGATTCCGACTTTGGCGAAAGGTACTGATTACTGGCAGGGCGGAATCGTGCAGATCAGCGAAAAGGGTGGAGAAATTGTTGACCTTCCAACTGGAAGTAGAGTATATCCACACGATGAATCTGTGCGGATAGCACGCCAGGATGGAAGGAAGAATTATTCTATTGCAATTGCAAAACTGGCAGACAGCATCGTGGTGAGAGAAGAGGCGGATATCGACAAGATCGCCGAGGCGATTGTAAAGAGGATTGAACAGGCAATTGATAATATGCCGCAGACAGCATAGGAGGAGATATGGAATACTGGTTAAAGAATAAAGACAAATCAATACAACTTCCTATAAGACCGGCATCATTCAATGTGACCTTTGAAAATACACATCAGACTGTTAATGTGCAAACAAGAGGGGATGTAACAATACTTGGGAAAAAAGGACTTAAAACGTATACGATTGAGTCTTTTTTCCCGGCACAGGACTACCCTTTTGCAGACTATGCAAAAGACAGAAATCCTTGGGAGTATGTAAAGGAAATCCTCGGATGGCAGGAAACCCCTATTCAATTCATTATTACAAAAACAAAGATTAATAAAAATGTAATAATAACATCTTTTCAGTTCGGGGAAGACGACGGAACGGGCGATATAACATATTCAATCACTATGAAAGATTATCGTCCGCCAAAATATACGAAACCGTTGAAGGCGGTCTTGGAACCTGTAAAAACAGAGAAAAAGAAGCCGGAAAAGGAGAACAGCCGCTCAGACAATAAACCAAAGAAAAAAATTCATACAGTAAAAGGAAATGACACCCTCAGGAGTATCGCAAAAAAATATTACGGTTCAGGATCCTATGCGAACAAAATCTACAATGCAAACAAGACTGTCATAGAAAAAGCCGCAAAAAAGCATGGACGTGTAAGCAGCGCACATAATGGTGTAAATGGCTGGTATATATATGACGGGACAAAGCTGGTGATACCATGAAAATAATGTGGAATGATGCGAAAATAACCGGTTATGTAACGAGCGTGACTTGGGCTGGGAGTGCTAAACAGGCAGCCAGAACAGTCGTGTTTAGTGTTGCATACAGCCCGAATGATAAGAATGTCAAGACTCTTAACATAAAATTAGGAGACAAAATTATATTTTATCCGGGATATCCGGATGATAAAAAAACGAAATTTGTCGGAATTATTACCCAAAGAGAAAGAAAATCTGAAATGGGTGAGCTACAGTATACAGCAACTGACGGCATGATGCATCTCTTACGATCTAGCGGTACATACCGTTTTGCAAACAAAACCCCTGAAAAAATCGCACAGATGGTCTGCAGAGACGTAAAAGTAAAGACCGGATCCATTGCAAAAACTAAGATGCCTATTGCGAAAATATTCTTTCAGGAACGCCCGTATTATGAAATTATCATGGCTGCATACACAAAAGCATACCGAAAAAACAAGAAAAAATACATCGCACAAATGAACGGAGATAAGCTGGAGGTCATACAGAAAGGGAAAGTTATCCCCAATTTCCACATACGGCAGGGGGAAAGAATTACAGAGTCCTCATATACAGAAGATTTAGACAGCATGGTAAATCGCGTATATATCTATGACTCAAACAATAATAAAATTGGAAGTGTGAGTAACTCAAACTGGATAAAGAAATACGGCATATTTCAAAATGCGATATCCGTAGATAGTGGAAACGGGAAAACGGAAGCTAAGGCAGAACTGCAAGGCATAAATAAAACCGCAAATTTGACTATGATTGGGGACTACAGATGCATTTCTGGATTAGGTGTGATTATAGAGGACTCCAGGACCGGACTGAAGGGAAAATTTTGGATAGAAAATGACAGCCATGAATGGAACGGTGGAGTTTATACGACAACTTTGGAACTTGCGTTCAAAAACGTGATGGATATTCAGGAGGAAGACGAGGAACAGATTGCGAATTCTGCAGGCGGCAGCAGTACAACGACCAGCAATGCGCTGGATGATGTACTGAATCAGGCACGAGCGTGGATCGGAATATCAGGAAGTACGAATGAAGCCACACAATACTACGGGTACAATGGAGTTGCATGGTGCTGCATCTTCCAGTGGTCAATATTTAATAAATCTGGACATGGAGACCTGTTTATGGGTGGAGGAAAGACTGCAAGCTGTTCTGAGGTGACACAATGGTACCAGGCAAGAGGGAAATTTGGAACAACGCCAAAAACTGGCGCGCTGGTAGTGTACGGACCGGGTGGAGGAAGCCATATAGGCTTAGTGGAAAGTGTTTCCGGATCGGGAATCAACGATTATGTGTCTATTGAGGGAAATACAAGCGGCGCAACAGGCGGACTTGCAGCGCGAAAGCAGTATGGAAACCGAAGAAGTGATGTATACGGATTTTGTTACATTGACTATCCTGTTACAACAATATCAATTGAAAACGGCGCGACTATATCTGGTACGTCCAAACCGGTACCAACGGGACTGCAACAATCCGGCATATGCCCATGGGATTATACGATTTATCCATATTGGTATAGCCGATGGAATGGTGATTCTATGCAAAGAAGGGTTGCAGATATATGGAATGCGAAAGGACGAGCAAGCGATCATGGCATAGCAACTATAGATGGTTATTATCTTGTTGCTGTGGGATCATACTTTGGCTCTTGTGGCGACCTTATAAGTTTTACACTGGAAGGAGGAATAAAACTGAATTGCCTTGTTGCGGATGAAAAAAACGCAGGAGACAGAAACGGCAGCATTTATGGGCATAAGCAGGACTACCCTGCTCCTGGATGGTCAATTATAGAATTTGAGAGCATGGGCGGAAGCGATTACTCAAACTCGGGAGCACTATTAAATGTAAGTCAGTGGCAGGGAAAGAAAGTAACCGCAGCTATTAATGGAGGAAGATATCAAGGTCTATAAATACGTACGAACGGTTCGTAGAACAAATGAGAAAAGCTGGAAGATTCTATAACCCTCCGATACCTCAGCTTGGAGTTATGATGGAGTCGGGAAAGGTCAGAATAGACACGATGACCTTGAAAAAAGAAGATTATCTAATAGATTGCAATTTGCGCTTGGACCCGAACAAAAAAATATTCCTGCATGCTTCAAAACCTGAATCGGCAGAATATATGACAGACTCCGACCATAATGTCACTATGGAAGAATATAGAAAAAACATCTTAAAAGAAGGAGATATCGTTCTTCTCTTGAAACTGCATAAACATGAGAAATACATTTTGATTGCAAAGGTGGTGGAAGCAGAATGATGTTTCCGTTTGAAGAAACTGAAGAAGAAACTCAGGAAGAAAATTTATATATTCCCCGGGAATATGGAATTGATTTTGAGACAGGGCAACTTTCCGGAAAGATGGTCGAAGGGTACGAAGCACTTCTTGTGTGGGCATGGCTGGCGTTAAGAACGCCACGCTATCGGTATTATATCTACTCGGAAGATTATGGACAGGAATATGAGAATCTTGTAGGAAAGAGTTATTCTGAAGAACTGACAGATTCCGAACTGGAGAGGATGACGGAAGAATGTCTGACAGAAAATCCGTATATAACCGGAATTGAGAATTTTTCATGCGTAAAACAGGATGAAAAGATTACGCTGACGTTCAGACTTATAACAGAACTCGGAGACGGGGAGGTGAACACAGATGTTTGAAGAAATGACTTATGAAACAATAATGCGCTCAATGATGGAAGATATGCCGGATGATATCGACACATCGGAAGGCAGTCTGATATTTAATGCATGTGCAAAACAGGCGGTAAGACTTGAGGAAGCTTATTTGATACTTTCAGGAATTGAGAAAAACATGTACGCGGACACTGCGGATCTGGAACACCTTATCAGGAATGGAAATGACAGGGGGTGCTACATCAATCAAGCGACATATTCAGAGATTACTGCTCAATTTAATTGCGAGGTGCCATTAGGATCGAGGTGGAATCTTGATGAATATAACTACACTGTTTTTAATGTGATAAATGATGCAGAACATATATACAGACTTGGATGCGACGAACCAGGAGCAGAACCAAACCATATTACAGGAGAACTTGACCCTATTGAATACGTGGAGAATTTTGAATGGGGTAGAAGCATCAAGTGCATTCTGGAAGGCACTGATCAAGAAGAGACAGAAAGCTATCGCGCAAGACTGTTGGCAACTTATAATTACCGAGGATTCGCCGGAAACCGAGAATATTATAAAAGCCGTGTTAAAGAACTAAGAGGTGTCTATGGATGCAAGCTAGAACGGGTTAAAACGCCATCTGATAGAATTGCGATAGTCATAATTGGACAAGATTATAGAACACCTCCACAAGATGTTATTACTGCAACACAGACGGCAGTGGACCCGATTGTAAACAGTGGAGAAGGAGAAGGATTTGCACCCATCGGACACAGGGTGTCCATTACTGGAGTAAAAGAAACAACCGTAAATATCACAACAACTATAACATGCGAATCCGGATACACTACAGAAGCTTTGACGAGCTATATTAATCAGGCTGTTGATGAATATCTGCTTAGTCTTCGAAAAGAATGGGAAGAAAACGACACGATTATTGTACGTATTTTGCAGATAGAAGCTGCGATTGTAAAGATTAAAGGAATAATAGATGTCACAGGAACACTGATTAATGGGACAGATGACAATCTGCAGATAACAGATAAATCAGTCCCGGTAAAAGGGGAGATTACATGCACATAAAAGTGGAATATCCGGAAGCTGTAATAAATATCCGGGAAATAAAAGCGTGCATCGACGCAGGAGACACTATTGGTGAAATTCTTGAAAGACATTTGGAAGAAATAGATCAGGATATCGCGATTAAGACATCTGCAGAGTCAGGCATACAGCACAGAGAAAAGATTCTTGGAATCCAGCCTCTTGATACGGCGAGTCTGGAAGACCGGAGACTGGAAGTTCTTTTGAGGTGGTGGTCCAGCCCTGTATATACAGAAACAACGCTGCGCCAGAAACTGGACGCAGTACTCGGAAGAGAAAACTATATACTTGACATTGAACTGGATAAAAAACAGGTATCATGCCAGGTTGAGGTGACGAGAAAGTATATGATTAAGGGAGTAGAAGATCTGTTTGAACAGATGGTTCCGCTCGATTATTTACTAGAAATAATTCTTAGATACAATCAATACAAAAAATATAAACCTTATACATATAAGCAACTAAAAGATAAGACATATTACCAGCTGCGGAACGAGGAGGTAACATTTGCAGAAAACAACTAATTATGGATTCCCAAAACCAGAGGATGATGATTTCTTCAACGTGAAAGATTTCGCAGACATGATGGACAAGGTCGATGAAACTCTTGCAAAAGTAGAAAATGCTGGAGGAATTTATGTCGGAGGGACAAATCTTTCGACGGAAGCTACGATTAACGATGAAGAAGCAGAATACCCTGTTCTGAGCAAAAATGCAAACTCTATATCAGAAATAACGTTATTCTCAAAAAGTCTTGCGCTGAAAATAGGAACATATTCAGTTATGATTCGTATGAAGGTTTCGGATATATCGAAAACGGATTCTGTTATATCTGTAAAAATCAGAAAAGGATCATCTGTCGGAGAGATCATTAAAGAAATCCGCATTTCACCAAACATGTTTGATGCAAACAATAAATATAAGATTTTGGGAACTATTGTAGATTTCGGAGAAGTAAAAAAAGGTACGAAAATGTACATTGAAGCGTCGATCATGAAGACGACAATAATGGAAACAGTAACAATTGACTATATGCTCGTGAACCCGGCTTACACGTCAGTATCAGCAGTATAGGAGAAGAATAAGGATCATAACAGCTGAATCTTTGAAACGAATCAAAGAAAAAGTAAAAAAAGTAATGATGAGCAGAACAGCAGAACAAATGGGAGGATCGCTGAAGAAATATGCAGCGCAGGAATATGATTTTGATTTCATGCCGCAGAATGGAAAACAGGTTTCAGATGAGCACATTCAAAAGATCATTGATCCACTTCTGGAAATCAATGATTTCCTGCAAGATAACAGTCTGAGAAAAGAAAGAACTGCTCTTGAAATGACTTTGGAAAGAGCGGAAAATTTCGCAGACAAAATGCTGAACATACAGAAAGATGCAAAGGTATCGGGGTGTAGGGGGAATTGCACAGGTCTATGCGAACTGGCCTGTGCATCTGCCTGTATGGGGTGCACTTCGTGCTCTGGAAACTGCAGCACCACATGCGGAAAGCAGTGCTCAGATGGCTGTTCGGGTGGCTGCGGCGGCTGCACAGGAGGCTGTTCGAGTGGCTGCACACATACATGCGGTGCAGGATGCACTACATCAATAAAAGCTTAAAAGGAGGAAAACGAAAGGGCTTGTACATCTAGTTGCGGAACTCAGTGCGCGACAAGTTGCCAGAACACAACGAAAGGAAATTGCGGAAGCTCATGCGGAACCGCATGCTCGACTAGTTGCAAAACTGGATGCAGTGGAAATTGCGACAGGCAATGCAATAGAGCATGCGAGGATGAATGTACGGGTTGCCAGGCGACATGCGCAGATGATTGCGAAGCTGGCTGCAAAACGGATTGTTTCCAGACCTGCACGACAAATTGCGCACAGACTTGCGCGGACTGCACAAACGGATGCGGAGGCAACTGTTCTTCGACATGCGCAGATGACTGTTCGGGCAGCTGCAAAAATAGTTGCACTGGATGCGGTTATAGTTGTTCATACGATTGCTCAGGATGCTCCGGAACATGTTCGGGGTACTGTACTGGATGCGACAACAGATGCACAGCATCATGTTCGACATCATGCACCGGATGCTCTGGTTGCAGTTCGTGCGGAAGTTCATGCGGATCCGAATGCACATCTTCATGCATGGGAGGATGCGCAGAATCGTGCTCAAATAGCTGTTCTACGATTTGCGGAGGATGCAGTACTTCATGCTCGTCAAATTGTTCTACTAATTGCGGAAATACATGCAAAGATACATGCTATGGGCAAGTTTCATCTACAGTAAAATGACCGACTTGGTCATTTTTGAAAAACAGGAGGAAGAAAAATGAAGTTAGTTTTAAAAAATAAACAGGAAATAGAAATAGCAGGAATGAACAATTCATTCTCGTTTGAAAAATTTAAAGATGGAAAAGGAAATGAATTAAATTACAACAGCCTTATCACCATGTATGTGGGAGAAAATGAAACTTTTGAATCAGTCAAGAAAAAATTATCAGACGGAAACGACTCGGAATTCACATTAAGCGTTGGGAAAACAAAAAGGGATTTCCCGGGATGGAAAGTGGACGTGATTACAGAGGATCTGTCAGACAGAGGAAGTGTGATCACAATAAAACTTGGAGCAATCTAAAGAAGGGAGAAACTATGAGAAAGATAATTGTAGAAATCGAAAGAGAAAAAGCAGAATACATTGAAAGATTAAACTTTGAACTGGGATTTGCAAAAGATGTTATCCAGAGAATTATTGAATCACATCCGAACGATCCGGACGTGATCAATTCCGAAGCATTTAAAGCATATCAAAAAAAAGGAGCAGAGCTGGAAGCGGAGTACAAACTGGCAGTTCAGGAAATTGAAAAGTTGTATATACCGGAAGCAATAAAGAAGCATAAATATAATTGGATGCTTCCAAACAATTCGACGAAACTTGAGATTAACATAATGTGCAATTGCGAAATCGAAGGTGTTGAAAATGAAAAGAACTGAGCAGTACACGGAACAATTAAGTAGATTATATCCGGAACTTCATCAGGCGAATGAAAAAGAAAAAATCTTAACGCAAACAGTCACATTTCAGGTGACTGATGACTGCAATCTGGCGTGCACATACTGCTATCAGATTAAAAAAGGAAAACGCAAAATGAGCCTTGAAACGGCTGAGAAAATGATAGATTTACTATTGACCGGAGAAAAAGGGATGAAAGAATATATCAACCCCCATAAATCTCCGGGACTTATTATTGATTTTATCGGTGGAGAGCCCCTACTGGAGATTGAATTAATTGATCAGATCTGTAGCTACACAATTAACAGGATGATTGAGCTGAACCATCCGTGGCTTGATAAAACAATGTTCTCTATATGCTCAAACGGAACGCTATATCATGATCTGGAAGTCGGAAGAGTGCTAAACAAATGGAAAAACAGATTGTCTTTCTCAGTTACAGTTGATGGAAACAAAGAATTACATGATTCCTGCCGCATATTCCCGGATGGAAGCCCATCATATGACTTGGCAGTATCTGCTGCAAAAGATTGGATGAATAAAGGAAATTACATGGGTTCAAAGATCACTATCGCGCCGGCCAATGTCATGCATACATACGATGCGATTGTCCATATGTTTGAACTGGGATATTGCGAAATAAATGCGAACTGCGTATACGAGGATGGATGGAAACCAATTCACGCCACCGTACTATATAACGAAATGAAGCGTCTCGCGGATTACATTCTGGAAAATAATATGGATTTCGAAAATGATTATTATTGTTCGCTATTTGAAGAGGAGTTCTTCCATCCAAAACAGGAGGATGATCTTGAAAACTGGTGTGGAGGAAACGGAGTGATGCTGGCCGTGGATCCGGCAGGAATTATATATCCGTGTTTGCGCTACATGGAAAGCTCTCTGGGAAATCAACAGGAACCTTATTCAATCGGAGATGTAGATCATGGAATCTGCCAGACGGAATGCGACAGATGCCGCGTAGAGCGTTTGAAAAAAATTGACAGGAGAACACAGAGCACAGACGAGTGCTTTAACTGTCATATCGCAGAGGGCTGCAGCTGGTGCACTGCATACAATTACCAGATTTTCGGTACACCGGACGCCAGGGCAACATATATATGCATTATGCACAAAGCAAGAGCACTGGCGAATGCTTACTTCTGGAACAGATATTACAGAAAAAATAAAATCAATAAAAGAATGAAACTATACATCCCGAAAGAATGGGCATTGGATATTATCACGGAAAAAGAATGGAATTTGCTAAAGAGGGAGGCGGAAGAGGAATAATATAATCACTGCTGTTTTTTCAGAAACAGAAACAAATATTCGGGCCGAAACAGCGTGGCAGTATGATTACGGACAGATTCTTCGGATTCAGGGCTTAAATCTTCCAAGGGCAGTAGAAATGCATTTTTCGCTGGAAGAAACAGGAGGAACATCCGTAACAAGAATCGGGACAGTAAGAGATTCCGTAATAGACGTTCCAATTCCGGATGCTATGCTGGAAAACGAGGAAAATGATCAGAATTATAAAATATATGCATTTGTATATTTGGCTGGAAATGGATCTGGAAATACGGAATATAAAATAACAATTCCAGTAAAAGCAAGACCTAAGCCAGAAATTCCCGGAACACCGGAAAAGCCGGAACTTTTCAGAGAGACCATTGAAACTGTGAATGCAGCAGCTGAAAAAGCGGAGATGGCACAAAAACAGGCAGAAACCTGGGCACATGGACATAAAAGTTATCCAGAGCGTGATACAGATAATGCAAAATATTACGCTGAACAGGCAAAGAAAGAGGCTGCATCTATTCCCGGCAGAGTAGAAGAGGGAAAGAAAGACATTGATAATTATGTCCACCAGAAAGAAACTGAACTTAAAGGCGAAACCGGAAACGTCCATTTTGCCGCCTTTAAGGTTGTAAAGGGCAGACTCAAAATGTATTCTGATCCAACCGTAGATAAGATGCGTTTTAGCAGAAAAAGAAGCCGATTGAAATACAGATTAAAATTTTAAGGAGAAGAAAAATGAGCACGACAGAGAACAACTATCAAGAAACAGATCTCGGAAACGTCTCCTTGAATCCAAGAGGAGAGTACGATCCAGGAGCATCCTACGAATATCTTGACACAGTAAGTTATCAAGGCGGCTCCTATACGTGCCTGGCGGAGCTGGGAACTACCATCACCGGCATAGCTCCGGATCCGGGACGCAACACAGATGCATGGCAGATGCTCACTCTTCCGGGAGATCTTAAACCAGAGTACATTGCAATGCATGATGATACGGTTAATCACGCACGGCAGGCAGAATCTTCAAGGCTTGCCGCAGAACTCGCTCAGCAGGCCGCAGAGGACGCACAGGCGGACATACAGCAGTTACATACCGATACACGCCAGGCGGCAACAGAAGCTGGTCAGAGCCGCGACAGCGCAGCCGGTTATGCTCAGTCTGCAGACGCATCCAGAAAAGCGGCAGCAGAGTCAGAGCAGAATATCAATGCACAGGTTACTGATTTTGATACCAAGGTGTCCGAATCGGTCACCCAGGCACAGGAAGAAATTGCCACCACAAGGCAGCAGGCAATCCGGGCTGTAGCGAGCCAGCAGGTTACATCCATCCAGGCAGTAAAAGACCAGACAGCATCCTACATTACAGAAAAAGAAACATCTGCTAAGACAGAAATTGGAAACTGCACTTCGGAGAAGATCGCAGAGATCAATAAAAAAGCATCTGAGGCAAACACAACACTGGCGAACACGATCGCAGATGGAAATTCTCTCAAAGCACAGCTGGAAACAACCATTTCCACAGCAGACACAAGTAAGAAGAACTTAGATGCATCCAACACGGCAGCAGGCAAAACCAAAACCGCCCTTGATGTATCTAACACAACAGCGACTAAGACCAAAGCAGACCTGGACGCATCTAACGCAACAGCATCAGAAGCTAAAACCGGATTAGACGCAACAAATAAGACTGCTGCCGATCTGATTGCATCTCTGGGAGATAAGATCACAGAGGGTACTCAGGTTAAGACTGACATCCAGACCACAGGTGAAACAGCAATGAGCAACCTGCAGGCAGAAGCTGCAAAGCAGCAGGAATACATAAAGACAAGCATCGATGATACCCTGTCAATTTCTGGAAAGGCTGCGGATGCAGCAGTCACAGGAAAAAAGATTGATTCACTAAAGGAAGATATATCCAACAAGATCACAAAGTTCTATGCATCAAATCAAGGCGAAATCCATCTTGCCGATTCTGATGACGGAAAGATCATGGATATAATGCTGTACGGACGGAGTGAACAGAATCAGTATCGTGGAAAGAATTTACTACCCACAACAATGTATTCAGATAGTGCTATGAAGAACGGAGTAACATTTATAAACAATGGAGATGGAAGCGTTACGGCAAAAGGAACAAGCACTGATACAACTTTTTTTGCTTTATGGGGATTTAATACGCTTGCCGACAAAGGTATATTGCCAGGACTTAAAGTTGGTGATACTGTGTATGTTTCAGATTGTTTGTTGCAAGAAACAAATTCGAAGGAGTTATTAAAAATAACAACAAATGGAACAGCCACTATCAATAGTTCAACTACTACGATGTATGTGGCAATTAGAATTAATAAAGGCGAATCAGTAAATAAAACCTTTTATCCGCAAATCGAAAAAGGTTCTGAAGTCACCTCCTACGAACCCTACGTTGGCGGTCAGCCATCACCCTCTCCTGACTATCCGCAGGAGATTAAGAGCGTGGTGAATCCTACAGTTAAAGTAACAAATAAAGATGGATTAAAGGTTCAATCTGTTACGCTTAACAATATCACCCTCAATGCTATTCCAGTAAAGTCAGGTGGTAACGTCACAATCGACGGACAGCAGTATATTGCTGATTATGTGGATGTTGAACATGGGAAAGTAATACGAAATATATTGAAGTGGCGTTTAGGTGATCTTAAATACGGTTTTAATAATGCGGTATGGCATATGAACATTTCTGAACTCGGTATTGATGGTTCAAAGAATGGTTTGTCAAATATGTTCAAAATTCAAAATAGCCACTACAATGGGGTAACAACTTCAGAACTGTATATTGCCTATGACGGAAAAGCAGCAGCATTAAACATGAGAGGTATGACAGATGAAGAATTTAAGAAATGGCTTCGTGAGAAAAATCCAGAAGTATATAATGTGCTGACTGTCGCAGAAGAAATTCCTATCACTCCGGAAGAAGCCTTAGCATTCAAGCAGTTAATGACTTATTACCCAGTAACCAATATAAGTGTCAACAGTGAACAGCTTGACGGACTGACAGTATTTAATTACCCAATAAGCATAGCAAATGGTTGGAACTACGTAAAACAGCAGCTCAATGACAACCGTGACTACATCTACGACATGGATTTACAATCCGCAGAAGCCTATGTCAACAGCGAATACGCAGTAGCACTTACAGAATTGGAGGTATGATATATGTTATATAGAGCATTATTAAAACTTAAAGAAAGAAACGGACTTACAGATGATTTAAAGAATAAGATTGATGTGTTTTTTGCAGTTGGGAGAATCACAGAGGAACAGTATAATGAGTTGATGGATATTAATAAGGAAGAAGAACCGAAAGCGGAAACTAATTAACTAAAGCAGATTGGTACCGATGAGCAATCAATGTATTCAGAAATCAAAGAAGATTATGACGAGATGGTTGATGAAATCTTTGATGACTTTCTGTTGCTCCCGAATCCAAGAGATACAGATACCGAAGATGAAGATGGAATTTAAAATAAACACTATATTAACAGGTCTGCTTATTATGGTAGATCTGTTTTTATATCTAAAATTATTTCTAAGAAACGGGCAGAAGAAAGTTCTCCTGCCCTACTCTCTTACTTATCCAAGTCTAACAACCTATGCAAATATGAGTCTGTTTGTAACGCATCAGGACTCTCACTGTCATTAACAACCACAAGTTTATTTGTTTCATTTTCAATGATTTGCCTGATGTAATCAAACACATGTAACGTATGTATAAAACTTTGCATCTGTTCATACGTGATTACATGGGCTTCATCTGTCATCTCGAAAATAAGAATCTTTAGACCTTTCGATGCTTTAGTTAACTAGCGTAAAGTTAATTATTGACTATTGGACACCAATGATATATAATGATTATAAATTCATTATATGGAGGTGAGTTCGATAAAAGTAGAAAGAAATATCATGATTAACAAAGCTGGTGGAAACGCAGGAAAAGAATCTGTCAACTATAAAATATCACTTCCGTCAGAAGCAGTTCGGATGATAGGTGTTACCAAAGAAGACAGAAAAGTAATTCTCGAATATGATGAAGAGAAAATAACAATCAAAAAAGCATAATAAAAAAGGAGTTAGGTTCCCGACTACCAATCAAAAAACCTAACTCCAACACCATAAAGGGTACAGTATTATTATAACATGGTACTCTCCCTTCGTGAACCCAAAAGGAGGGTATTTTTTATGAGAGAAAAATTCGTGAATGGGTTCATGACAAAACTGTATGGAGAAATTCCGGAAGAGTATCTGGAAACGATCAGAAACAAATTGTCTTTGTATGTGAATGATTTTGATATCAGTCAAAGAGAAACAGCAGTTGTAAAGTATACTGGATATTTGCCAGATTTCTACAAAACTTACATTGTAAGTAGGAAAATCGAAGGTTTGAGTAAAAAGACGCTCGAACTCTACAATCTTTATCTGGATGATTTCTTTTTTACAGTCAATAAAAACGCAGAAGACATTACTGCAAATGATATCCGCGTATATCTGTATAACGCTCAGGAGAGTAGAGGATTGAGTAATCGAACACTTGATAGTAGAAGAACTGCCATACACGCTTTCTTCGAGTGGGCTGCAAACGAAGGATATATAGGCAAGAACCCGTGCAGAGTTATCAAAAATATCAAGTATGAACGTGTAGAGAAGAAACCTCTGACAGATATGGAACTGGAAAGAATCAGACAGGTATGCGAAACGGTACGCGAAAAGGCAATGATTGAATTCTTATACAGTACAGGAGCCAGAGTGACAGAAGCATGCGCTGTCAAGAAACAAGATGTGGATTTTCAAAATGGCGAAGTAATTGTTTTAGGAAAAGGAAATAAGCATAGAAAAGTATATCTAAATGCTCGTAGCAAACTTCTTTTAGGACAGTACCTTGCATCCAGAAATGATGATTCGGAATATCTTTTTGTAAGTGAAAGAAAACCCCACAACGTATTAAAAAAAGAAGCGATTGAAAGAATCATTCGATTGATAGGGGAACGCGCCGAACTGGATAGACCATTGACACCACATCTATTTCGACACACTCTTGCTACACATCTTCTGCAGAGAGGTACGCCAATCACCGAAGTACAAAAGATTTTGGGGCATGTCAATATAAATACAACAACAATATACGCCAAAGTAGCGGATGAGGATGTGAAAGCATCACACATGAAATATGCGATTTAAAAAGCAGAGAGGGCAGAAATGCCCTCTTTTTGTTTAGGAGAAATTTATGAGAAGAATCAGAGCGGAGCCGAGAGGCTTCTTTTATTTTATCCAAAATTGCGCCGGCGCAAACCGGAGAAAGAGTGAAACAGTGAAAGAAATACTCGTGCAGACATATACTATTGTGTTACCGGTTCTTTTAGGGTATATCGTCTGGATCTTGAAAAACCAGAAAAAAGACCGGGATGCAAATAGTAAGGGGACTATGCTCCTGCTCCGTACTCAACTGATCGAGTACCATGCAAAGTACATGAAACTGGGAGATATCCCTTCCTACGCATATCAGAACTTCTGCGAGATGTATGATGCATATCATGCGTTGGGTGGAAATGGCATGGTAACAAAAATGAAACAGGAAATCGAAGAATTGCATATTAAAAGAAAAGGGGAATGATTATGGATGTAAAAGTAATGATGCAGTATGTAACTTATGGTCTGGCACTGATCGGAGGGCTTGCTTTCATGGTATCAATCATTGTGCAGGTGATTAAGGAGCTTCCGGGATTGAAAAACATTCCGACCAGCATTGTAGCTCTTGCAGCGTCCCTGGTACTGTGTCCGGTGGCATTGGCTGTATTGTGTACATATTATAAAACGGTGATCACATGGTATTATGTGTTCGCATCATTCCTAGCCGCTTTTGTAGTGTATCTGGTAGCAACCGGCGGCTGGGAGAAGGTAAAAGAGATCTGGGACAGAACAAAGTATAAGGATTCAGGGGATGAGTGATCATCCCTTTTTCTCTATGAAAGGAGACTGACATGGAAATAAGAGGAATAGACGTTTCGGCATGGCAGGGAGCAATCGACTGGGATACCGTAGCAAACTACGGAATGGACTTTGCAATACTCAGGATCACAGAAGCCGGAAACGTGATTGATAGCTGCTTTGAGAAAAATTACTCCGGATGTCAGAAACATAACATTCCAACCGGAGCATATAAATACAGTTATGCCATGACAGTTGCGGAGATACAGAGCGAAGCCAGAAAAGTAGTGGAAGTTCTGAACGGGCGAAAACTGCAGTATCCGGTCTGGCTGGATCTGGAATGGAATAATCAGAGAAGCCTCGGAGCTGAACAGATCCATAAATTGGCAGAAGCATTCGAAAAGATTATCACGGCAGCGGGATATAAATTTGGTATTTATTGCAATGTGGATTGGTACCTGAATGTAATTTGTAGCCATCTGAAAAAATACGATTTCTGGATTGCACGTTATCCGGCATCAGATAACGGTACTTTACAGGAACGACTCCGGCCGGACTTTGGTGTGGGCTGGCAGTATTCCAGTAAAGCAAAGATACCTGGCATCAGCGGAACTGTAGATAGAAATATATTTTACAAAGATTATAACGAAGCAAAAGATATAAAAAAGGAAAACACAGTCATGACAAAGAGTGAAGCTATCAACGTAGTTCTGGGAATTGCAGAAGAAGAGATCGGGTACCTGGAAAAGAAAAATAACAGCCAGCTTGACAGCAAGACTGGAAATGCCGGATCAGCAAACTATACAAAATATTGGAGAGATATAAAACCATCCTATCAGGGGCAGCCCTGGTGCGCAGCGTTTATCTCCTGGTGTTTCATGAAAGCTTTTGGTCTGGATAATGCAAAGAAACTCTTAAAACACTGGCCGTATGTATACTGCCCAACATTAGGCGTCTTATTTGTAAAAAATGCCAATCCAAAAGTTGGAGATATTGTTATATTTAAACACGGCGATACATTTACCCACACCGGCTTTGTAACAAAAGTAGCCGGAGACAGGTTCTGGACGATTGAGGGAAATACTTCCGGAGCATCCGGTATCGTGGCAAATGGTGGCGGGGTCTGCCAGAAGAGCTATTACAACAGTAATCTTCCGGGGACAAAATTTTGTACACCGGACTATTCAATTGTTTTATCTGCAGATAAAGATGAAACAGACAAGACAACAAACCCAGAAGGAGGCAGCTACATGTTTAACCCAGAGACAGTAAAAGCAGGAGACAAAAATACATCTGTGCTTCTCTTACAGGAAATATTAAGAGCCAGAGGCTTTAAAGGCAAAAACGGCAAAGCCCTGAAACTTACATGGACAGCAGATGCAAACACGATTTACGCTCTGAAAGCTTATCAGGAATCCAGAAAAGAAGTTCTGGAAGTGGACGGAATATGCGGATCTGAAACATGGAAAGACCTGATTGCGATTTAAGTGAAGCACGATAAAAGCCCCCGGGATTATCTCTCAGGGGCTTATTTTTATTTCCATCGTTTTATAATTTCGCCGTCATAATGATCGGGCGCGTCTTCGTCTGGGTTGATGCTTTCCAGAACGTAAAAATCCGTTCTGTGTTTCTGGTCACATCTTGTCAGGTGTTCCCATTGTCCCTCCGCTTCCTGCAGAGCTTCTTCTTTGCTTTCAAATTCGGCGGTGAAACAATCACCGTCTTTATAATCCATAATTATATACTTCATTCTACGCACTTCCTATTTCATTTCACAATCTTCCAAGACAGCTCGCTCTAACAGCTGTCTCACATAATCCGGACATTTGCTTTTTCCGGATTCCCAGTTCTCGAGCGTTCTAATCGGTATGTTGTACCTCCTTGAGAATTCTGCTCGGGATATCTTTAAGTGTTCACGCATTTCCGTGGTGGACATATTTTCTTTTTGTTTCAGATCATCTTCCATAGATCCTTTTGTTTTGTAAGACATGAATCCTACCGCGGATGGGAAAATACGGGTGTAAGTGGTTTTATTTTCGTCAATCCATTTAATACTCACATATACTTTTGCACATAAATATGGCCATTCCGGACTTAATATAGTACCGTCCGCATATACACAAGCATCACATTCTTCAGCGATAGAATTATCATATATGATACGATCGACTTCTTCTTTAAAGAATTTCGCACGGCAATAGGCCACGATATCGTCTAACTGGTATCCGTCGCATTCAGGTATAAAACTTTTGATCTGTTTTCGCTTGATCTCCCATAGATTCGTGCTATAATCTTTATCCATTTTAACGAGGCTGTCGACAAACCCACCGACAGGAGAGGGATTTAAGATTTTGTAAGCTACATCAAGTTCGGCTTCAGATTTTCCGCAGCCTTTCTTGAAATCATGCATTAATTCATCCATCATGGATTCAAATTCAGATTGATTATATTTATACATACATTTCGTCCCCCTTTCTA